TGCGAGGTTGTGGATGTCCTACCTAGACAGGGAAGATGATGTCCTGCGCTACCAAGGTCTAGCGTTTAGTTGGATAGGCTTTGACGAGTTAACACAATGGCCCTCACCATTCGCATGGAACTACATGCGCTCTCGTCTACGGTCCACTGCAACAGACCTACCAGTGTATATGAGAGCTACCACTAACCCAGGAGGTAGAGGACATCACTGGGTAAAGAAAATGTTTATTGATCCTGCACCTGCAGGTAAGACATTTGAGGCAAGAGATTTAGAAACAGGAGAGGTTCTTAAATATCCTGCAGGTCACGCTAAAGCAGGTAAGGCATTATTCAAACGTAGGTTTATACCTGCACGACTATCTGACAACCCTTATTTATCTACACAGGGTGACTACGAAGCAATGCTACTGTCACTACCAGAACAACAACGTAGACAACTACTAGAGGGTGACTGGGATATAAAAGAAGGTGCGGCTTTTACTGAGTTTGACAGAAAGATTCATGTAGTCGAACCATTTAAGATACCACCTAACTGGGTAAAATTTAGAGCGTGTGATTATGGTTATGGTTCTTACAGTGGTGTGTTGTGGTTTGCCGTTGCACCCGATGAACAACTTGTTGTATACAGAGAACTGTATGTCAGTAAAGTACTAGCTACAGATTTAGCTGACATGGTTCTTAATCTAGAAGCAGCAGATGGTAATATTAAATACGGAGTATTGGATAGCTCTCTATGGCATAAACGTGGTGATACAGGTCCAAGCCTTGCAGAGCAAATGATAACTAGAGGATGTAGATGGCGTCCTTCAGATAGATCAAAAGGATCTCGTGTAGCAGGTAAGAACGAAATACATAGGCGTTTACAGGTAGACGAATTTACAGAAAGCCCTAGATTAGTATTTTTTAATACCTGTATAGAAACAGTATCACAGTTACCTGCAATACCCCTAGATAAAAAAAATCCAGAAGATGTGGATACACATTCAGAAGACCACTTGTATGATGCGTTAAGATATGGTATAATGTCTAGACCAAGATTTAGTATATTTGATTATGACCCTAATGGCGCAAGTTCGATGGGTATGCGAGTAGCTGACGCAACATTCGGTTATTAAGGAAAAATAAATGGCAGAAGATAACGAAGTATTTATTGAGGATGATGCTGTAATCCTTGAAGATACAGATAACTCAGTAGAAGAAGATGCAGATACGTCTAAGATAATTCCATTTATTATGGATCGCTATCATCGTGCAGAAGATTATCGTAAGCAGGACGAAGAGCGTTGGTTAAAAGCATACAGAAACTATCGTGGTATCTATGGTCCTGATGTACAATTTACAGAGGCAGAAAAGTCTCGTGTGTTTATTAAGGTAACTAAAACTAAAACTCTAGCTGCATACGGTCAAATTGTAGATGTATTATTTGCAAAGAATAGCTTTCCTTTAACAGTTGATCCTACAGAACTTCCAGAGGGTGTAGTTGAAAATGTCTCTTTTGATCCTGCTGTTCCTAAAGAATTACAAGAAGATGAAAGAGGCAACCCTATATCGCCTTACGGTTATAAAGGTGACGATAAAGAAATACCTAAAGGAGCTACTTCTAAAACATTAGAGCAATTGCTAAACCCTGAACTAATAGAAAAATTAGATTCAATTGACGGTGTAAAAGAAGGTGCAGGTGGCACACCTACATCTATTACATTTAGTCCTGCTATGATAGCTGCAAAGAAGATGCAAAAGAAAATACAAGATCAGCTTGATGAGTCCTCTGCATCTAAACATTTACGAAGTACTTCATTTGAAATGGCACTGTTTGGTACTGGTGTAATGAAAGGACCATTTGCTGTAGACAAAGAATATCCTAGTTGGGATGATGAGACAGGTGAATACTCTCCTACATTTAAAACTGTACCACAAGTATCACATGTGTCTGTGTGGAATTTTTATCCTGATCCTGATGCAAATAATATAGATGAAGCGCAGTATGTAGTAGAACGACACAAACTGTCACGCTCACAAATGCGTAATCTAAAGAAGCGTCCATACTTTCGTTCAACAGTTATTGATGAAGCTATATTTCTTGGCGAAAACTATGACAAAGAATATTGGGAAGACGACCTAGCTGATTATGCACCAGAACACGGTATTGAAAGATTTGAGGTACTTGAGTATTGGGGCATGTGTGACGTTGATATGCTTGAAGAGCAAGGTGTAGATATACCTAGTGAACTTTCTGAGGTAGACGAACTACAGGCAAACATCTGGATTTGCAATGGTAAACTATTGCGTATGGTTCTTAATCCATTTAAACCTGCACGTATTCCGTACATGGCTGCACCATACGAACTAAACCCATACTCATTCTTTGGTGTAGGTATTGCAGAGAATATGGACGATACACAGACATTGATGAATGGCTTTATGCGTATGGCTGTAGATAATGCTGTATTGTCAGGAAACCTGTTGATAGAAGTAGATGAAACTAACTTAGTTCCAGGCCAAGACCTATCAGTATATCCAGGCAAAGTCTTTAGGAGACAAGGTGGTGCTCCAGGGCAAGCTATCTTTGGTACTAAGTTCCCAAATGTTGCAGGTGAGAACCTACAGTTATTTGATAAGGCACGAGTATTAGCTGACGAATCTACAGGCTTTCCTTCCTTTGCTCATGGGCAAACAGGTGTTACAGGTGTTGGTAGAACTGCCAGTGGCATTAGTATGCTAATGGGTGCAGCTAGTGGCACAATTAAAAATGTTATTAAGAATGTAGACGATTATTTATTACGTCCATTAGGAGAGGGGCTGTTTAGATTTAATATGCAGTTTGACTTTGATCCTGAGATTAAAGGTGATTTAGAAGTCAAGGCACGTGGAACAGAATCTCTTATGGCTAATGAAGTACGTAGCCAAAGACTTATGCAATTCTTGCAAGTATCATCTAACCCTGCACTTGCACCTTTTGCTAAGTTCCAATATATTATTCGTGAGATTGCAAAGTCTCTTGATCTTGACCCTGACAAAGTTACCAACAATATGAATGATGCTGCTATACAAGCTGAACTTATGAAACAATTTCAACAAGAAAAGCAAGTAGAACAAGGTGCTCCTGCAGGTGCAAACCCAATGGATACGTCAGGAGCAGGTGGTGGAAATATAGGTGTAGGCCAAGCTCCACTACCACAGGAACAAGGATTTAGTGGAAATGAAGGACAGGGAGCACCTCAACAAGCTCAAGGGGTTGGTCAGCAACCACCTCCAGTGGGATAATTTTGAAAAGTATATTGATACTTTAATAGATCAACAACATAGAGTAATGGAACAAACAGATAATGCAGTTGCTGTGCATAGAGCACAAGGAGCAGTGTATCAGTTACGTAGACTTAAATTACTCAGAGATGAAGTACTAAAGGCACAATAATATGGGTATATTTACTAAAGCCGTAAAAAATATTGTAGAGAATCAAACCTCTAAAATTAAACCAAGTAAAGATATTAATCCTTTAGTAAAACAAACTGAGGATATATTTAAATCGCCAGATCAAGTTGGCGATCCAATGTTTGATAGTGAATTATCTCTTTTGTCGGACACAAACCAAAAGGTAATAGATGAAGAAAAATTAGGATTTGAAAAAGAAGAGATAGTAGGAAGATTATATTCTCCTGTTTACTCTGCTATAGAAAATATGGCTATTGGTAAAGGGGGAACTAAAGGAGAAAATATTAGTGCTTATTTAAAGAAACGAGCACCCAATGTAGATAAAACAGAATTAGAATCTTTTGATATTGTTCTTGATCCTAAACGTTTGTATACTAAAGAAGAAGTTTTAGATTTAGCAAAAGAAAAAGGATCGACAGATTATACTATAGAAAAACTACGATTTCCAGAATATAGAGATTCACAAAGACAAGGTGTAATGGATGTAGAAGAAGATTATATTGAATTAACAGTAGAAGGAAAACAAAAATATACAGAAAGTTCATCTGCTGTTCATTTAGGAAGAAAAAGTAATGTAGGACACAGTAGATCTTCTATTAGACGTGAATCTTTAAAAGACGGACCATTAACTCAAAAAATAGCAGACAGACCTAGTTATCTTTTAATTGAAGAAATACAAAGTGATGTAGCTAAACGAAGAGGAGAAGATGGGTATCTAACAGGAATAGAATATAATCCAGATGAAGCAGACTATGATCGAGTAATAGGGTCATTTGAAGATGAATCTATGATGGCAGGTATTAATTATAATGTAGACACGAACCCAAATGTAGAAGAAATTATTCGTATTGAGCTTACTAATAACTTTTCTCCTTATAATGTAAATAATGTAGATGATATTAAAATAATTAATGAGGATGAAACTTATATAGGTTTATTTAAAGATAGAATTGAAAAACAAACAGATAAAAGACCTGAAGGAAACACACTTATTAAATCTGCTCGTAATGCTTTAATAGATAGTTCAGATTTTTCAAGGGCTAAAGTAGATGATACTTTAGTAAATGCTCAAGGTTCTGCAGATCCAGAAGGACAATTTGTTGATG